GAAATTGCAGACACGATGAATAAGTATGGCTTTTCTTTTGATGATTATGTTATGACCATAGTAGGCACTGGCTCTGAAGCAGGTAAGGTTTTAAATAAGTTATCTCAAATCCGTAGAGCTAGACCAGCAGATGAACTATATGAATCTAATAGGGCTGCTATGGCAGCAATGGATGGTTCACTTAAAAATCTCTCTCAACGAATAGAAAACATTCGTAGAGGCGGGATGGTATCTCAAATTGCTACTGCCGCAAGGAACTTAACCTCTGCTGGCATACGTATGCCGCTAGAGGCATTGCAGAACGTAGCTGAAACAGCTATGTATAATTTTCAACATACTGGTTTCAGAAAAGGATTAGGTTCGGTTGCTTCTAGTTCTACATGGAAGGGTGCCTTTAAACCTTTTCATCATGCGTTTAGAAATCCCATAGAGGCTAAAGCATACGTTGATTTAATTTTAAATAAGAAGGAGTTAGCGCCTACCTATAATAGATTGTTTGGCAATCTTAATGAAATTCAAATGCTAACAGGTAGAGGGCAGGCTACTACTAGGACAGGTAAGGTAGTGGATAGTGTTTTATCTGTAGGCGAAGACGCTGTTATGGATTTAAATATATTCAACAGGCTACAAGAATTTACGGTTCGTAGAGCAATGTTCCTTGGTCAGTTAGAAAATTTAACAAAGAGAGAGTATGGAATTGATCTTATTGAAGCATTAAATGAAGGCAAACTAACTGGTCTTTTAAATGATTCGATGAGGCCACAGGGAAAGAGGTCTTTCCATGAACTGATTGAGGACAGTACTCGCTTGGCATTAGATGTTACATATGCCAAACAACCAGATACTAAGATGGGTAGGGCAGTTGCTAATTGGATAACCAATGCTAGCTTTGGGCCTGCTCGTGCTACTTGGGTGCTTCCTTTCCCAAGATTTATGATGAACTCCTTGGAATTAATTGGACAGTATGCGGGTGGAGCATCCATACCCTTAACTAAAAAATTCATTAGTTTGATGAAGGGGGGTAAAGCATCTTCCGCATTTGATGGCATCCCAGAAATGGGTGCAGCCCAGATTAAATTAACAACTAAAGATAGGCAGAGAATATCTCGTAATATAGCAGGGGTAGCAGCTTTTACGGCTGCATACCAGTACCGTACTATGGAAGATGCACCTGCAGATTACAAGATGATGAAGGCTAGTGATGGAACAGTAGTGGATACAACGCCTCAGTTTCCAATGAGGCAGATGCTTATGGTTGGTGAAATAGCTAAACAGGCGATGCGAGGAGATATAGGAGAGTGGTTGAGCAGGAAGAACAATCAAAAAGAATTGCTTGAAACCTTTCTAGGTACTAATATCAGGACAGGTACTGGTGCTGGCTTGATGACTGATTTGGTTGAGATGGTGGAGGGCTTAGGATTAGGAGATGTAGACAGAACAGACTTGATAGCAACGGAGAAGGCAGCTAAGACATTAGGCAGGGCTATAGGAAGCTATGCAGTGTCATGGTTGACACCCTTTGTGCAACTTAAAGAGGCACAAAGATGGTTAGGTGGTGAACACCTTCTGGGACAGGAAGGTGCAGCGGCGGAATGGGCAGGGACACGAACACAAGAATTTAAGGATGTTGCTAAAGACCCCAAATTAGATGCACCTTTCTTGGAGCAAACGGGCAGAGAAATAATGCGTCCATTACAAGCTAGAGGTTTTGGTTTAACCCCAGAGGAAGAGAGGGCATTGCCTAAACGGGTTCGTATAGGTCAACCAAATGATAAAAGAATGTTCCCCGGAATAAAAGCACTCACCGGACTATCATTCAGGAAGCGAGACTCAGCAGATATGGAGTACCTACATAATCTAGGTTATGCTGAATGGACTGAAGGTAGTAAGTCTAAAGTTCCTACTATAAAAAGATATGAAAATGCATATATACAAGGGGCATTACCTAATATTGTCGAGATATTAAGAGAGCAAGAAGTTGATCTAAGGGCTGATTATAAAACAGCAAAGTCTGAATATAAAAAGGAAGTTACGGAAGATCAACATGTTAGAGCAGCGTTGCGGCCCCTTACTAATGATCTGCTACAAGAGGAGAGGACTGCCATAGCAGAGGCCAGTATAGCTGCGTATGAAGGCGACGACAAAGCTATGAAAGCATATCATGCACAGAAACGATATCGAGGGCTTTCTAAAGATAGAAGAAATGCCAGTGTTAAGTTGTTTTACCAAACAGAAGGACGTTGGCCGGTCTTTACAAACTCAGAGGACTTAGAAAGTTTGAGTGACTATGCTATAGCAACTGGCCTTGGTGGTAGTGACAGCCCTCTACAGAACTAAGTATCTTTAACGCCTATCTCCTGATCCACCTATCTTACCCCTCTTCTTACGTGAGTTAAGCTTATTCTTATTACGCATAGCTATCTGACCTAACGACATATTAAGGTCAGTGGCTATGGCCGCACAATACCATAGTACATCCCCAAGCTCCTCTGCAATATTCTCCCTCCAATCAGGCGGCATTTTATCTATGCCATCTCTCACAATCTTCTTAACCTTATTGGCTACCTCTCCTGCTTCGCCTGTCAGGCCAAGTGCAGGATAGAGTATCTTCATACTATGGGGATAGATAGCTGTCTCTTTGGCCTCTGCTTGATAATCATCAAACGTAAAGGCACTTCCTTTTTCTTTCATGTATTCCTCCGCTTCATCAAAAATGGTTTTCATTATACGCCTGTCTTTGGAAGTTAGTTTCATTCCGTTCATTCTCCTTCAGTCTATCGAAGTACGCCCGGTTATACCCCCTTTCCCATTCCTTGAATTGCATAGTATTCTTAGGGTAAGGGTTGGCGGTGGTGACGATAGTAGCTCCCCCGACAAGCTGCTTAGTCCACTGCTTAGCCTGTTTAAAGACCTCGTACCCAGCCTTGTACTGTATCTTTAACGGTGGCCGTGAGTACTTCTCATAATAATACTTACTTCGCGCCATACTACAGTCCCTCCAATTCATTAATTTTGAGATTATAACAGTCTGCCCTAACGGTATAGTTATTACTAGGATCAACATCCCCCTTCTGTAGGAAGGAAGCCTTCTTAAAATATTCTTCCTTACCAATTTTACCTAGATACCACCCCTCTGTCAAGTCTTTTTTGACCCGGACAAAGGCATAAAAATCACAGTCTTGCTTGGTATTATACTTAGCAATACTACACTCATAATGTGGTAGGGGTTCTACGGATGTCTGTTTAGTTTTTACATCTACCTTTGTACCACTGGGTGTTACAAGGTCATACTCATATGTATTTTCCCACGTACCTCCTAAGCAGGCCAGAGCTATCTGCTCTCCAACAAACCCAGCTAGGTTTCCTCTCCCAAATAAAATAGAGTTATTAAGCTTACCCATTTCAGATGCTTTCTGACGGGCGTTATCAATCATGTCAAGTGTAATGTCTACCTGTTTCATTTTTATTACTCCTTAAAATATTGTGGGACTTAAAGGTATTCCCCATGTTCATCTAAGTTTATCCAACTAATAGGGAACAGTTTAACACATCTCCCTGCAATTTGCTCTGCAATCTTTCTGGTTTCTTTCTGTGCATCACTAACAATGCGCTGTGTATATACCCTATGAAACGCTGCGAGGCTTCCTGTCCAGTACCATTCAGTATATGTAGACTGTGGCAATACCATACGTGCTTGTTCTGGTGCGATGCCAGCATCTAACATGTTCTGATAGCACTGTAGAGCAAACACATGAGCAGGTTGTATACTGTACTCCACAGTTTCATCAGAGCTTCCTTGCTTCTTATCGTCAGCGGCTAACCTCCACTCATCTGGTGTATAGAGTTCCGGTACGGTGTCAACGTACCTTCGACTTATCTCATTCCACACTAAGCCTACCTGATGCTTACCTAACTGTCGAGCAACAAACAATGGTGCCTTGATATGAAAGGTTATAGCAGTATGAGCGAAGGGTGTCCAGTGATTATGCATAGCAAGATATCTAATTAGATTACGATCTACACTACTAACATGGGGGATAGTCTTCTGATACCCATCAATTTCTATTTGATCATAGCCTAGTTCAACAGAGCGTTTACCAAAGGATACACGGGCAGCGTTTACCACAGATAAATCGTCACCCATATGGTTTATGTATTTAACTTTCATATGTATGTCCTTTCTTTAGATCAAACAAGATCAACAATCTCACAGAAATCCCCAGTGCAATTTAGTGTCTGGGAACTGATCGTGTTATCCTCTCTCTCATATTCAGACAGTCCCTTCCAATCAATATCCTTGGGCATACGTTTAAGCAACTCCTCGTACTCCTTCTTTGTGCAATCCCGATAAGGAGCTTGCTCGTAGATATGTTCAGTCATTGGAAGAAAGCTAACACCGGACATGGTGTCAAAGTTATCGTACACAAAAGCTCCGACTGACATCCATTCATCTTCCTTTACACTTACTGTGATGCTGGGCTTATGTTCACACCAATGTTCAGCATAGATTTGCCATATCTTTAAATGCTCAAGGGCAGACATATCATGTCTTGTGATTGCTCCTGTAGGGGCCTTAACCGGGAAAGAGAACA